TTTCTAGGGGCTCTCATGTGGGGTATGATGAAATTCATGCTCAGAGACATTCTCAAAGAGCTGGTTCTCATTCGATCCGATTTCAGCAGAGAATTGACGTTGCTTCGTGAAGACATTAGCGATCTCAAACAATCACAAAATCGTTCAGAAGCTCGCACGGATCATCTCTACGAAGAAAATAACCGTCTTTATGCTGTCTTAATTGACTTAATTCAAAAGAGATAGATGGAAATATCAAAACACACTATTATGATGCTGTCTGTTATGTTGTTTTATTTTTTCATAATAAAATCTGGAAAATGAAAAAAAGCTGGAAGAAGTTTCAATTCTTCCAGCTCCCAAAACGTAAGGAGGACTGTTTTGTTCTTTTCAAAAAGAGGGCGGGGGACGAGCCCCTATTGTGAACTAGTTGCGACGTTGTTGACAATCGACGCCCTCTAAACTCTATAATCGCATTCTTTTCTGCAGATCTTTCATCTTATCGTAGGATTGTTTCTGTCCTGATTCGCTAAAATCTCCCACTTGCGCGTAAGGGGCATTTCCTACCCCTGTAGGTTGATAATAAGGACTTCGGCGATTAGCATCAATCTTTTCTTGGATAGAAGCAGGCTTCGTCTCTGGATTATGTAACCCCAGTGCCTTGATATTGGCATACACCAACTTCTGTCTCTCGAAGCCGTCTGGCATCTTGAGGATAGTTTTAGCCAGTTCTGGATGCGCTTGGTAGATTTTCTGGGCATTTTTCTCGATAACGTCATAGAAATCAGGGTTCTGCTCTATCCAGTTGTTCTTTTTCTCTTCCTCTATCGCGTTCTGCACAGCCCTCTGAATCTCATTCTGATTCTGCTTTTGGGTTTGCTCACCAAATCTCTGAAGGCTTTTCTGTAGCTTCTTATCGCTCACGAAGGGTTCAGGTTCTTCCTGATCTTCTTCCTGTTGCTTCTTCTCGATAAGTTCTTGCGCAATGCGCTGAGCCTCAATTCTAGCCGCTCTCTCCTCAGACACGATACGTTCATATTTCGCCTGTTGAGCGCGGAAATTCATCTCCTTATCAGAGATTTTCTGATCTTGTTCTTGACTGACTTGTGCCTCTTCTGCCATATGTATCCTTTACCCGTCACGCTGGGTTGCGGTTGGATTTAATCGAATTAAACAACAAAAACATTTATAAATCAATAACCACACAAATGAAATGAAAATAAACCATCTTGAAGTACACGATCGTCTAGAACAACTAAGTAATCAATGGGATACTATCACAAGCGGCTATGTAGAATGCATGAATCATGTCCCAGATGATATCAACTTTCCTATCTACATTTTCGCTCACCCACGCACTGTGAGTTATGATGAGAAAGTATCCATACTACAATCTGGAGTGACTAAAACGGCTCCCTCAACACGGCTTCTCTGGTCACCAAGAGCTACAAAACCAAAAGCCCAGACTAATTCATATCTATTCCTTGGACAGAAGGGTGCTCCTACCGTACAAATCATATGGCTCTTGCCTGATAGAAGCACATGGGCGCAGTATGCACCTGGAAAAATTACTTATCATAAAGATGTTTGGCAATGTATTCAGAATTTCATCCATGCTAGAGATTTCTTGAATAAGCCCGATGAGGGTGCACCAAATCCTAGACAGATTGAATTTTTTAGACGCATCTATGGAGAAGCTGCGCAACAGCGTAAAGTAGAGAAAGAAAGAGAAAAACTAATGGAAGGATTGTATCTAAACGACTGATTTGGGAGGCTTTTTCATCCGACGGCTAGTGAGTGCCTGCATTCCCATACTTTCATCACGCATACGCCCTAATTTGGCCACTATGCCAGTGCCATAGTAGTCCCCTAAACCTTTAGGGGACTTTGGCGTATGCGCTTGGTCACGACTAGTTTTGATCTTGGAGTGTTTCATACCATCCTAGTGGTGTTTGGATGGTGTTTCTCGCATCCTCTGCACATGAAACCGATGCCTGCCATCATACCGAAGATAGTGAATATCACTGCTGTGACTATCACCATTTCTTTAAAATAATTATTTTTGGGCAAAGTTTTTCGCGTCCTCTGTCGTATGCGGAGCATTCTCCGGATCAATAATGTCTAGGATCTCTTTATCGTACTCATACCGTTCATCATCATATTCTCTCTGAATCTCTTCAACATCCCTAGGATGTCCTGGACAATCCATACAGTATACAGATGGCCCGATAAAAGATAAAAGAAAAAATATTATATGGATTATTTTCATCTAATCAACTCAACATCATGAACTTTCGTTGAGCTTTCATCCACTCTCATAGTGCTAGGACGCCCAAATGGCAATGTAGACACCCTAGAATGTGGAATTCCTTCCCGGCCTACTGGTTGTTTATGTCCCACACCATAGTTCGAGCCTGCCTGCACGAAACAACTGGAACGCTCATCATATTCAGGAGCACGAAAGTCCCAAGGAGACTTCTTCTTCTGCTCTTTAATCTTAGGTTCTATGGGATCGCGGAAACCTGATTTCATAACAACTCTCTCTAGTTATACCAACTTATAGTGGGTTATACTCGTTTTTGAGTATAACTACTAATATCTATGCCCGGGCTTCTGAGGATGTCCATGAACTTTCTTCTTGTTCATCTCTTGTTGAGACTTGATAGCCTCTGTGGTATCCTCATAATGCATCAAGGCGCCGAAACCTTCTGCGCTTGACTCATCCTTAGTCTTTGCACCTTCTGGGAATACAGAGCCCTTAGAGCGGCCTCCTGCCCAGAATGAATGATCATCAATCCTTTTACCTGCCATATAAACCTCACATAGTCATTTGATTTTGTTCAGGTGATGGCTGTCCCTGTTGAGCCGTTTGAGGCTCTTGTTGTTCATTGCCCATTATACTGTTTAAAAATTCATTTGCAAGTGCAGTACGTTTAGCATCGACCTTCTCAATATCTTCTTTAGCTTCCTGACGATAATCAAAGCTCTCTATTTGATTCATCTTGAGCATTGTCTCTACCTCTCCATACTTTGCAATGACATCCACCATTTTCTCCAACGCTTCCATCTTTGCTTTAGTCGCCATAGCACGGTTTTGCGTGATTTCTGAGAGTCTTTCTTCGAAGAGGCCGATATCCGCTTCCGCCCTGCCGTGCCTTTCGCGGGCTGTCGCGAGGTTCGCGAGGGCTTGCGTTGACAGCTGCTTGAGTTTCGCGTCTTCAAAGGCATGTTCCACCGCTGTTTGTTCTTGTTGCATTTGACTTGCTTGCTGTTCCTGTTGCTGCAGGAACTGTATGATTTCAGCCTTTCCAGTGATATTCAACTTGGGAATAATCATAGAGGGAGGGAATACCTCTCTGCCAAAGGCAGCATTCATGTCCATCATCTGCTGCGCCTGCAAGTTCTGCTGCGTAGGTGTTAGATCTGCCTCTTCTACCATGGTATGGAATCTGGTGAATATCTTACTGTAGAAGAACGGTGTAGGTTCTTCATTGATAATCAGTTTGATTTTTTCAGCATTCCAATTGTTAGTGGCAATTTCTAGTAGCCTTTCCCCTAACAACTTATCAGAATAATCCCACTGATCAAAATACTTCTGGAATACCATCAGATTAGCTGCCTGCTTCATGAGCATGGTGAGGCTGGATATCTGCTTATCTTCCTGGCCGGACCAGTTCTCAAGGTTGATACCTGAGGTTTGGTAGATAAGATCTGCCATCTGCTGAGCAAGTTCTAGATCTGATTGAGGAACAGCGCTGGGGATGAGTTTCTCAACGTCCGTCATCTCATAGCCTTCATTGACGATCACATCCCATCCCTGTCCGGATTTCTTTAGATTGTCTTCATTAGCTACGGCTCCGACCTTTCGTTTCCATCCTGCGTTGATAGTCGCTGCGACGATGTCGTTGTTAGTGATGACTTTATAATTAAACAAGAATTGAGGATCACGCATAGTACGAATAAGGGAACGTACGCGCAGATCACAATAATTGATATGAGGCTCATAATTCCAATAGTAAGGAACAAACGGACAACCATCAAAACCAAGCGGATTATCGCCCTGAAACATGAGCTGATCATTCAAAACTACCGCTAATTTCCACGTAGGTACTTCTACGTTCACCACTTCTAGATCTGGAATATTTCTGAGAATCTCATCTAAATTCTCCTCTCCACCGCCAAAATCAAAGAACTGATTGCTTTTATCACTGTAGAGGCGCTTTTTCATGCGTTTCCACTTGTACCACACATAACTCAACACCATCAAATCGTTTCTGGCCATATTGTAGTTCTCAGGCAAGAAATAGAAGCTTCCGTAACGTTGAGGAGTGCCTGCCATAGGGACAATAGCTTCTTTCTTATCAGGAAAGCGACTTTCGGCCTCTTTCTTACTGATATACTCCTGACACCAAACGAACTGTGCATCGCTCATATCGGGACTGCGGAAGTAAGGATCTACAAGAAAGGCGTTATATTCCCATATCTTTAGCTTTAACGCGCCTTGCGCTGGATCTTTTCCCATAAAGTCCAAGTAGGGCTGCATGAGCACCATACCGGATACGCATGCTAACTCTTTTGCCTTAGACTTCTGTTCGTGAAAATCTCCTGCATTGGCTTCATGGATGATCAATTTTGTATATTGATCACATGTTTGAGGATCTGAGCCTTCCGTTGCCTGATACATCCACTGTTTGCGATGCTGGCGCTCATAACCAGTAATCATATTCACGGGTTGCTGGCAAAGGTTGAAATAGTATTGCTGATAGGAAGTTGTTGGGGCAAAGTTAAAGTATCTATTGACGAACGTCTGCGAGCCGGCATAGAAGAGCGTATCAATATTCGATTGATTCCATCTACTTTGTTCGATAGGCTGAAACTTTGAATAGAGATTATCTAGCCATTGCCGTACGTTGCCTTGAGATGGTTCTAAATTATTATTCCAAGGAGGGTAGTAGAACGCGCACATTCTCAGTCACTTAGGTTATATTCTTCAATAAAATTCAATCCTTCTTTGATGCCATACTTCATATAAAGAATTCGATCATGATTTCTAGCTGCATCCACCTCACTTATGTGCCTACCTATATCTATTAGCTTATTTTTTAAGTATACATAAGAAATCCATCCTTGTCTACTTGAGTCCCATCGAACTCCCCTATATTTAGAGGCATTTGAGCATGTAAAATGTCGAGTAGTCTTTTTCCTTATCTCATTCTGGCAGTTTTGTGATGGAGTTCCAGCGTATAAATGCTCAGGATTAGCACACGATGCATTATCTCCATTAGGACAGCGATGACAAATGTACAGTCCATCTGGAATTGAACTTTGGTTTTCATCCAAAACCTCTTTTTGGAAGGTTGAAGCGACCTTGCAAATAGTCATCAGGAGCTTTATTATAGGGACTATAGGGCGTAATCTTATGGGAGAAGACGGCATAGCGACCACTATCTATGCTGTGATCATCTTTCTTGAGTGGTTCATCCTCGCCTTTAGCAGAGGCTCTGGAGTCCCATACATAAGATTCTATTTCACGAATCATGTTTGGACAATCCTCACACACCAGAAGCGTGCCACGCGCCATTTCTGACGTCATGAAGGTAATACCATTCAGAACATCGTTATCGGCGTCTACGACATGTAAACCACGTTTACGGAGCTCGAGCTTAAAAGCGGCAGCGCTGGGATCTACATAGATGGCTTTTATGCCATAGGGCTCTAGAAAAGCCTGCACGTCGTCAGCATACTCGCTGTTAGTCTTTTGCCTATGGGTTTTCGATGAATCCCATACGTATTCCTTCTCAAACCACCGGTGTATGCCACCTTGATCGTATCTGCCAGTGCTTATACCGACGACAGTACACGCAAAGCTATTAATTGTTCCGTAGTCAATACCTGCAATCCAGTATTCGGCAGCACGTGGGGGCTTCTTAACCACGTGAATTTTCTTGTCGAAAAAGTCGAAGATGGAGCCTTCGGCAAGACACCATAGGCCAAGATAGTTACGCTTATAAAATAGGCCAGAAAGGCTGCTACGAACGCGGGCTTTATAATCTTCATCGACGAAGGGATTGTCGTCCAAAGAGAAGTGAAGGGAGTAATAGTTCGGGTTGCCAGATTCTGCATGATCAATCCATTTTTTGAGTTTGTGGTCGGGATACGACGGGTTCATAGAGGCATAGCCCTTGCTCCAAGGATTGCTGAGGCGTGTGTCTATCATATCTATGATCGACTCGGGATATAGCGTCATTTCGTCGCAGTAGACAAGAGACATAGTCTTGCCCTGAAACTGTCCTATCGCGCCCTCATCTTTCGCGCCGAGCGTCGTGATGGTCTTATCCCTAAACTTGAGCTGTCTCTTGCCTGCTACCCACACGCAATAGGGCCTAAAGATGGAGAGCTGATCGCTCTCTAGCAGCAGCCTGATGGCATTGTGGTAGATGGTCTCTGAGCTATGGCCAACCATGAAGATCTGAGAGTCGGGACAGAATGTCACCTCGCGCATGAACTTGAAGAGTGTGCCCACAGTCTTGCCAGAGCGGACAGCGCCGTGCGCCAGATTCCATTTAGCATTGGCGTTCTTGATGAACTCAATCTGCTTTGGAGCTAATGGGAGTGGTAGGTGATCGGGTTCTTCTTCCATACCTTGCGCAATAACATGCGGCGCTCTTTAGTCAAAGGAAAATATGTCAAGCGCAAAAAAAGCCTATGCTCTTAACCGGCGCTCTGGTACAACGTTCTGGAAACCCGTAAGGAGGGAAATATTATGAATAGCATAGGACCATCAGATGAAGATTTTGCATACGAAAGACACCACAACCAAGTCTCGCACTGTCTAGGGCAATCGGACGTAGCTACTGGAATCAGTAATGCTTGCAAAAATCCGACAGTTGCCTTTGTTGTGGTGACGACAGCCACAGCAGCGGTTGCTGGCGGCGTCCTGGGAGGACCACCCGGATGCGGTACGGGATGCGTGTTCGGATGCCTCGGTGGCGCCGCCGTGGCAGCTATCTATCACAAGCGAGGCGAAATTGGTTCATGTGTCGAACAAGGGCTGGTAAACTGTGGAAACGGAATCCTTAGATTTACTGATTTTGTCAGAAGAGAGGAAGAGGAAAATAGTAATGAGTTATCCGATACCGTCATGGGTGTTCTTAAATATGTGGGAATTGTTAAGGACTTTGTCCCTATGAGTCGAAGACTTAGGCGACAATAGATGAGTATACAAAAAATTTCTAGTACAATAGTTTATGATGATAATTTTGCATTAAAAACTATAAAAAAAGTTGAGAACTACGAAATTTTTAGGAAATTGGCGTGGTTGACGGCTTACGTAGCATTAGCCTCATTTGTGATGCTAAATTTGATAGCAGTCGGGACAAATACGTGTTCAACTATGACTAATACACTAACACAGAAAATATATGTGTATGGCTCTGGAGGATTAGGAATTGTAAGCCTGTTAGCGGGAATATTTTTCAATCACAAACACGCATCCGCAGTGAAAGAATTGAAGGTATGAAAAAATTACAGAAAAAATCCAAATTATCCTTATTTTAAATATTAAAAAAAGGAACAAAAAATGACAACTATCAGTACCATGAATGGCACTCCGTCTTTAGCAGACTTTAGAAATCTTGAACTAAAAAAACAAATCAAAGATCATAAGCAACTTACACAATTTCTATATACAGCAGGTTGGGTTGCGCTGACTGCCCTCGCAGTCATGGTAATAGTTGCACAATTCTCAGGCAATGAAATGAATATGCTAGCCGATACTTCAAGAAAAGCGATTTTTTATAGCACTGGTTCTGCCGTGGTCGTAGCTTTTGCCGCAGCGATGTTTTTCCATCATAAACATACCAAGAGCGTGAGTGAATGGAAATTAGCCAAATTATCGTACGAAAAGGCAAACGATAATCCACGCTATCTAGCGGCAATTGCTAGAAGAAAAATGACGATCCACGATCTGCCGAAAGATCAGTATTAATGAAAAATTTTTCACACACTTTATAAATTCTAAAGCAGGAAAAGGATATGCCAGTTGGTGGAATAGATGATCGAATTGATAAGATGCGCAAACAGCGCGAAAGCTATGATAGAGAGACTGAGCGTGCCGAAAGAAGAATGATGGTAGGTCGTCCGGAATACAACGGCAAAGTAATTCGCGTAGATAATAGTGAAGCAGCATGCGTGGTGGCAAAAGTAGTGTGTCCTCCTTTTGTCGGTGCACAAGTAGGAGCAGTCGTAGGATTTTGCATCCCATTGCCAGCTACCACAATCGTTGGAGGCGTACTTGGTTTCGTCATCGGTTGTATAGTATCGCTAGCATTAGGACAAAAGCCTGCACCACAACGGATAGCAGCAAAAGTTCCTATCAAAGAATTAGAAACCTCAGAATCAAATCCAAAAGAAGAGGACAAAAAACTATGAGTTCTATAACAAGTTGTGAAACTTCTTCCGCTATTAGCAAAAATTCCATATCAAATTCAATATTTGCTGCACCTCTACGTGCAATAGCACGGTCGCCCAAAGTGGCGCTGGTAGATGCTGCCATTGTGTTGTTCGTCGCTACGATGATAATGGGTGTCATATGGCGATTGCAACAACCCGTTGGAGTTGCGTTACCTTTTCCCAATCTCTCTCAGTGTTTCGCGATTTATGGTCCCACAATCATGGGATTAATTCTAATGAGTATAGCAGGTATGTTACACCTACGGGATACAAGAAATAGAACGAAAGCTGCTGAATTAGACGACTCACTATCTACTTCATCTTCACCGAATGACTCACAAGCAACCAAAAACGAGGTTAATAGCGACATATCGGATAAAGGTGTGCGTGATTTACAAGCTGATAAAGCTCAGCAACGTTATAAAGCAGCGTTAGCTGCTCGAAAAATGACAATCTATGATCTGCCGAAAGATCAGTAAAGAATTTCCTCCGTTCTAGATACCGGATGAGGTTTGGCATATTTCCATAATCATGCCCGCAGATCCACGGGGGAAACCTGCGTCATCAAAGCCCCTAGCTTACCCTTTATGCTGTCGCGGGGACAAAAAAGGGATTAAATACTATGATTATCAATCATTTATGCCTATTTCTTATGGCGATATGGATTAAACCACAAGATGCTCTGCCCCCTCAGGGAAAGAAAGTGTTATGGTTCAAGAAGGGAGATTGTGCGGTTGTCTATCGGTTTGGGATCTATTGGTTTCCAGTGCCCTACCTAGATTCTAAACACGTCAATATGGATACGCCAGACTTTTGGGCTGATATCGAACTACCTAAGCCCTATCACGGGAAGCTAGAAGTAATGATCGATGGGCAGATGCTCAGCATAGATGAACTGGAAAAAGCTCACAATGATATCTGGCGAGAGATCGTCAGGAGAATGCTCAAGGATATCAAGAAGGCTAAGGAAAACCACGACATGGGAGGATAGAGATGAGCGACGCGCCAAAACAATCACGGAAAGAAATGGCTGTCGAGGAGCTTAAAGCTATGATATCTAATATCGAACGGCTGCCCAGTCATGCCATGCTGACGCCTATCAGCCATTATGACTACTGTTCGTTGCTGATAGTGTTGGTGGCAGCGCTGGAGGGGCAGAAAGAAGAATATTGATGAATGCTACGCTCCTTTCTCAGCCGCGTGAGGAGAGAACTGAGCCATAAGCGCTAAAAACTTCTCATCTATATCTCCGCTCACCTGAATCTCTTGCACATTCTCCTTCTGATCGAGACGTTGCTTTCCTAGCCATATCAGGAGCGTGTTATCGCCCTTCTTAGACTCGCCGATTGCCTTGTAATACTGAGTGGCTCTGAGTATACTTTGCCCTCTAGCACGCTTTTCACATGAATAATCAGTGAAACTCATACCATGCTTTTCTACAACCCGGTCGTAGAATGTGTTTGGGTGCATATCAAAGTTAGCAGCTATTTCCGTGCCGAGACAGCCCGCTTCTAGCAGTTTATCGACGAGTACCCAGTCTATGGGTTTAAAGGGGCGACACATATCAACTATCCTCTATTTCAACACCATCATGGCTCTTACAACGATATCATCCGGTTCACCCTGGAACTCCTCGACGGTCTCATCTACGCACTTCTTAATGATGGGATCGCTTTCAACAAAAGTGACTGGATCGTAGATCAAAAACTCACGTTCCAGCTTCCTTTCATCATCTTTAATTTTAACTTTAATCTCAACTGCCATATACTTCTCTATTCATAACACCTAAGCGTTGCCCTTTTTTTCCGTACTTTCTTGCCTTCCAGTTCCTTGTCGTTGTCGTCCATGAAATTCTCTACTTGCTCCATAGCTGTTTCGTATCCATTCGTGAAATAGTTTTTACGATCGCTGTGATATTCCCGATGCATCAATTCCAAATTATCATAGATGAATATTCTCAGATGAGTCTTGAATACATAGAGATCGTTTTTTTTATCCATAGGGCTTTGTGACATCCTTCCATCTGCTAGTAGTTCGAGGTTTGCGAGGCAGTCTCTTTATATTTTCTTCTTGCTGCATAGAATGCGGCGCCCTGCCTATGATGAAAATTTGATTTTCATTGGCTCGCAACACGTTCTCAAATTCCTGAATAATGGAAATCAAGATTTTCCTAGCACTCCTGGCGCTCATCTTGAATTTCCTGATGAGGAAGGAGGTAGAGAGGGCGCCGTAGTAGTTCAAATAGTCTATGTATTCATCTAGCATTGGGTCCGATTCCTATCATTATGTTAAGCTACGCATCAAATGCCAAATGACGCAAATGCCTGATACTGCTAGAAGTAGCATGCAGCCATCGCGTCCTGGAAAGAATTCAAATTCCATATGCCCTCACACTATGCTCTGAGGGCACCGAATTTTTATATGTTTTAGTCATATTTGTCGTCGTTGTCTTTTAGCAATTCGAAACTTATAATTTTATCTTTCCTCACCCAAACATTATCAGCGATTATGACGCTCAGATATTTGGCATCCGGCATAGTGGCTACCAGTAGCTCGAACTGTCCTCGGTCGCTATCAGCACAGGATAGCAAATGTCCGCCTTCCACCAATACTACAAGTTTCATACATTTCCTTAGAATGACATTAGTTAATTGAACTTCGCCTAGTGGCTATCGCCAAATGATAGCAAAGGCCCATCTTTCAGAAATATTACTTCCGCAAAGCTTTCAAAGGTGACCGCAGAGCTTTCAAAGCTGAGTGGCTGTATTTCCTCTATATTATGAAGCTGGCAGTACTCTTTAACTTTATCGCTCAGCGCTTCCATGAGCTGGCCATTGTGCACTTCAAGCTCGAACTGCCAGTATTTGAGATAGTTTGGCGTCCCATCCGCTTTCTCACGACAGAAGGTGGGGAGATTAAACCAACGCCTATCCCCGCTCTGTAGGTGGGAGATCTTTCTAATGATCATGGTTAGTTTATCTATTTTTACTTTGATATCCAAGTACCCAATCACTTTGTTCCTATTCGCTCTTTCATAATGCAAAATTTCAATCATAAATCGCTTTTTCTATAATTCATAAATTTGGTCTGAGCTATTTAGTATAACGGTGTCTTTGTCGTGCATATACACGTCTTTTTCGAGTAGGTAGGAAGCTACTCCACCATTGGATAGAACTATCTCACAATCATCCGGGAAATGATCTAGGATGAGACGGAGATCCTCTACTGTAATCCGCATCGCGTCCCACTTCTCCATACAATTAACCTACTTCTTTTTCTTTTTCATGGCGTTCTCACCCATCTCACAAACCTTATCCCTCTTCTTATCTGCCTTCTCAAGCTTTTTGAGCTTCTTCTCTTCCTTAGACGAATCCTTCTTGACTGTCTTCTCGATATCTCTAATTTTCTTGTCCATGCTTTCCTGTAGATGTTGCAGAGCTATAATCCTTATGTACTCATCGAGGGTGACAATGTTTCCCTCGTGCACAGTTAGCTCTATAGTCCTTATGTTGATTGTATTTGGAAGCTTCATAGCCTCTTTGCCCACTGTGATGAATAATTGTTTCTCATATGAACGAACAGATGATGCACAGTTGGCTTACCAATCGATGGAAGTGCATGTTTTCTCCTATATTCCACTGCACGGATGCGCTCGCAGTCTAAGCATCGATTACCCCTGACTGGAAAAAGCACTAGCATCTTCTCCTCATCGCATACCATACACTTCCTCAGTGGTACTTCCATTTGCTTACTTCTTATTGACTTTTCCACCAGCTTTTCTAGCTTCTGAAAGTCCAATAGCTACAGCTTGTTCTTTGGATTTGACTTCTGGACCCTCTTTGGAGCCACTATGAAGCTTTCCTTTCTTAAACTCATCCATAACCTTCTTCATCTTCATGTCCGTCTTCTTCTTTTTCTTTTCCACTTGAGCAACCTTAGGGTAGTTGTGTTTCAAATACTTTTTATATACAAGTAGAAGAAAAATATCCAAGCAATTAGTGCAATGAACGCAATTAAAATTTGCCATACGTTATTTTGAGGCCGCAGGTGGTCGAAACTTTTAGGCTGGTACTTTAAGTATTCTTTTGAGATTCTTGAAGGCCTCTTCGGCTTCTTCTTTTGTTTCGAATCTTTGCACATGATCATCCTCTTCCTCTCCCAGCAACCATATTGTCCAGAACTGAGTCATACCACCAATAGATACGTCATTGATGCATATATACTTTATATAGTCTAAGTTGACAACGTTATCTGCGAACTCGATCCACATACACTTACCTCTCTTCTAGTAAACCTAGCTTGATTCTCAAACCACTTTGACTCCACCACCTGCAGTTCTTCATCAGGATAGTACTTCCTAAACCTCTTGATCTTTGTTTTGCTCTTGGCGTCCATATAGCCCTTGACTTCCACCCAGTAGTGCGAGCCGTCTGGTCTCGTTACTTTGAAGTCTGGCAGGTAGCTGCACGTACCTCGTTTAATCTCATGAAACCAAAACGTCTGAGGCTCGAACAGCCATTCAGTGATCTGCCCATGCTCCTTCAAGAATTGCATATACTTTGCGAATCTCACTTCCCAACTTGAACGAAAATAGATCCTACGCCCAGCGATCACATACCATCCCCGCTTACTTTTGTGCTGGCGCGACTTCCCTGTCATATATTTGCCAAGATGAAAACCCTCGAATTTATCCGTGTGAGGAAATCCTGCTTCTGTAGTATATTTTTGCTTTTCTGTCACCATATCCCACGACTGACCGATTGTCGTGTCGAGAGTTGTTTACGCTTTGTGGCGCTGACAATCCTTTTGTATTCCTCTCTCAAACCCATAATCCTCCTATAAGAAATTTCTTTTCCTAAGCTCATGCTTGACAAGTTCCTCGAACTTAGCGTCTTTAAAATATATTCTATCACTTTGGACATTTGTTTTGTAGTTCGTAAACTGTATGTACTCATGTTCTTGACTAAGTCGTTCGTCTGGATTTTTCCTGTGCGCTTCTACTGCAGCTTTCCTCGACCAAGCCTTGCGTTTTTCTATCTTTTCGACCTGATCGTCCGGGGTGGAAATCGCCTTCAACTTTTCCGGGGATGGCAGTGTCCCTTTTCTTTTGTCCGCCAAGTGCCATTTCCTGACCGCTGCTGCATAATCTTTGTATGGCCTGGCATTAGGTACGTAGTAGTTAATAGATTCAATGTAGAGGTCAACAAGGGGCTTGGTGAGGCTTTCGCATAAAACCTCGTATTCTCCAGGTTTCAAACACACGAATTCCCCGTAGCGAATCTTCTCAACCGCGGTTGGCTTGACTGTATCCTTCCTTGAAGGCCTTGCCGAAATCGGGGGCGGGCGAAGCGCCTCGCGCGCACTCTCTCTCTCTTCTTCTTTATGTGTTATATTATGTGGTATAGGTGACCCGGTTTCATCCCGCCCATTTCCCGATTTCGGTAAATGGGCGAATCCAGGTCGGGAAATGCAGAAACGTTGCTCATCCTCAAAGGCATACCACGTAGTACGATCATAACGACTGGAGTTGAAATTTCCTTTGCGAATGATTTTCAATCTGACAGCCTTATTGATGACTCGTGCCAG